CTCTGTTAATCGAGGCAAAATCACCTCGACCAACAGCACACACCCAACATCACAAAACGCGAAACAAATCCCGGTTCAGCACAACACCGACCACAAGCGCCCCTATCGCGAAGCGATTTAGTGCTTGTCCGCAGTGCGGTCACTCAAGCTGAATGTCCTGAATGACCGCTCCGTTACAACGGGGTGCTATCGCGCACGCTTGTCCGTAACCGACCAAACTACCGACCCAATGGTCAGCAGAGCGCCGATGACCGGTTCGATATCAGAGGCTTCGACATATCCCTTGGCGACGAGAGCTGTGCCAGCGACGGTCAGAATTTGACGGATCAGCGCAAGGATTGCTGGTTTCAGCATCTTGTTCTCCTGTTCAGATTTCATTGGTGGTTGAGAGGAATTCGCCGGGCTTCATGGTCGGCAGGCGTTGTAGACGGGGCGGATAAGTTGCGGGCCAGCGCGCGCCGAGGAGGCGGGACTTAGCGATTCGCGCGATGGTGACGGCATCGGACTGGTTCCCGCCCAGCACGTAGAAATGCGTGTCGTCCTGACCGATGGCGAAACCCACATGGCCGCCAGACCCGCGTTCGAAGATCAGCACGGCACCAGTAATCGGCTGCACCGCTTGCCCAAACAGCAACCAATTGCGCGCCCAGTAGGGATTGGTGCCCAGCGCGCCAAGCAGCGGTTCATTGGGGAGCCCCATGCGGATGCAGGTTTCCACGAAATCCCCGCACCAAGGGTTCTTGGACGGATCGCCCAGGGACCGGCCATCCCGCTTCAGCCAATCCATCAGCCAGGATCGATCTCGGGCCTCATGGCGACCAAGCGCGGATTTTGCCTCGGTGATCCAGGGCAAAGGGCCCAGCGGGGCGACAGAGGCCGCGCGACCGTCGGCCACCAGCAACGCTTTCATCGCGCGTGCAGTGCGCAGGCCCCAGAGGCCGTCGATAGCGCCGGGAGAATTCCCGAGCTTTTCCAGCCCGCTTTGGATCAGGCGGAGGGGTTCGCGTGTATCGATGTTCATGGGGAGGCTCCTTTCGCCCGTCGCCGGGCATAAAACAACCCGCCTTGCGGGCGGGTCGGGTTAGGTCGGCATGATGGGTGGTGTGCTGGTCAGTCGGTGCGGCCGCGCTGGAAGGCTTCGAACATCAGATCACGCATCGCGTGGATGTCTGTCTCGATGCGTTCCAGCCGGTCAGCATCATCGTTGCGATCTTCGGCCCGCTGGCGGTCGACACGGTCGCGTTCCTGGCTGAGTTCGCGATCCAGGCGTGCGAGCATGGCATCGTTGGTGAAGGCTTTGCGCGTAACAGAGGCGAGAAGTGCGATGGTGCCGCCGATCAGTGCTGTGATGGCGACCGCGATCCCGTTGTCGCGCAGGGCCTCGGCGATCTCCTGCAGGAAGCTGGTTTTCTCAGTCATTAGGGTTCCTCTCAGAAGTCGGTTTCGACGTAGACGCCGGAGCAGTCGTAGGCGACGGCCGCGGCGGTCGCGCCGGTGTTCATGAAGTTGCGAGGGCTCAAGAGTTGGGTCGTCGCAGGCATGTCGGTGGTGATGGTGAATTCAACCGCTGCGCCGCTGACCTCCTCGACCACGCGGACACCGATGTCCGCACCGTTCGGGGCAGCGGCGACATAGAGAGACAAGACGTTGGTGGTGCTGGCCACTGGAACGCTCGCGCCCAAATCGGTCAGCGTTGGCGCGCCGGAGCCGTCATTATGCACCAGCTGCCAGTTTGTGTGGGTGCCGCGCTTGAAACCAATGCCGACGCAGTTCACCGCAGCACCCAGTCTCAGCGTGGTGGCCAGCGCAGCCGTTGAGCCATAGAGGCCAAAGAACCCCATGCCCGTCACTTGGAGCGTCGTCATAGACAGCCGGTTGACGTAGCTCCAACCGCCGAGTCCATCGGCATTGCCGCGCCAGCAGACCCAGCCCGCCGATCGCTCCTCGGCTACAGCGTCTGCCGTTGCCGCGCTGGTCACCCGCCAGCGTCGCATGCTTGTCGAGAGGTTGGTGGTCGCCAGTGTTGGCGTCGCCACCGTGCCCACAGCCGTGCGCGGCATCCCGTTGGTGTTGACCGTGGTGCCGGTGGATGGCGCCCATGTCGCGATGCGGTTCACCCCGAAATGCGGCTGCAGGGGAAAGAACCGCCCCGAGGGGCGTTGCACATCCAGCCATCCGGCTCCGGCGCGGTCGCGGGCATAGATGGCCAGTTTGCCAGCGGGTGGCGGGTCGGGCACCACATTTTGCCCCTGCATCAGCAGCGGCTCGGCCAGATCAACCCGGCCAGATGCGCGGTCGATCTTGATCGCCTCAAAGAAGGCCGTTCCATCCGGGCTGACCTTGAAGCTGAAATCATCGCTTCCCAGGAGCCCAATCAGCGCCCGCGTCGAGAACCCAGATTTGAAGGCGAAACTCGCATCATCCCCGGCAGTGTTCTTATTGAAGGTTGCCTCGATCCCATTCCCGGCGTCGTTGAACAGCATCGCAGGCGTGTTGATCGAAAACCGGTTGTAGCTGTCGGCCGTCGCCCACCCCAGTCCCAGCTGCTGGGCCGTGAGATTTGCCAGCGGCATTGCGACCTGCGTGACCGTATTGGCGAAGGTGACGGTCGGCGTGTTTATGATGGTGGTGCCACCGGCCCCTGCCGTGGCCGAGCCGATGTTGACGACGGTGTTCGATCCGCTGGCACCAACGGTGCCGAGGTTCAGGGTTTTAGTGACGCCGTTTCCGGTCGCCCCGGTGCCGATGCCATAGGTGGCCGTGCCTGTCGCGGTGCCAATCGTTGCGGCAGCGGCGGAGACAATCACGGTTCCCGATGCCGTCAGCGAGCCCGTGAACGTCTTATTGCCGGTGAAGGTCTGGGTGCCCGCAAGGATCGCCAATTCGCTGGTTGTGTTCGGCAGGGTGAAAGTCCGGGTTGTGCCGGTGCTGATTGCCGAAAGTTCAAACGCCGCGCGCTTGGTCGGGTCTGCATCGTCAGTGAGGATGAACGCCGTATCTGCCACGCCCGCGGCCAGCAGTGCGCCGATCAAAGACATCCACGATCCTGCGCTGAAGATCAGCGAGGATTGCGTTGCCTCATTCCACGCCAGCCAGCCGTCTTTTGGCGCATAGAACACCCATGCCCCATCCTGCCAGGCGGCGATCTGGGTCGCGCGCCCAGCCCAAAGGCCGGTCGGGGTCGGCCCGATGATCCAACGCTGGCCGTCGCCGGGTGCGCCCGGCGGCGCAGACAGGAGGGCGCTTCTGACGGAAATCTGCACCAGCACATCGAGAAAGCGCAGCCCCTCGTTTACGGTGACATGCTTTTGCGACTGGCTTGCTGCCAGATAGGGCAGCGCAAGGTTCGTGGATTGGCTCATGCCAATGCCTCCAAGGTTCAGGGGGAATGGATCAGACGTAGATTTCGGCGGCGGCACCGCGGCCCAGCGCGCCGATCTGATAGACACGGAAACGCAGGGTGCTGACCGGACCGCAGAAATCCGCCACCATCATCGCGGTGGTGTAGAGGAAAGCCGGGGTCGCGATGCCGGACACGGTCCGCACAACTGTCACGCCGTTCAGGATTTCCAAATCATAGGCCTCGGTGGTCTCGCCCAGAGGCACCTCGACCAACACCCAACTGTCGCCGCTTGAGGCTCGGGTACGCCGTAGCCACGTCAGAAGCAGATCGCCGCCGGGCTGTGGCACGCCGCGCAATTGCGCCGGGCTCAGTGGCCGCAGCCCGCGCCCCGATGGCGTGAAGGCCAGTTGCAGGTTCAACGGGTCGGCCGCCGCTGCTGTTGATGGCCCGATCCGCCAGTTGGCAGGCAGTCCGATGTCGCTTTCCGTGATGGCGATCGGCGTGACTGCGGTGTTCAGCGCGACGACCCGGGCCCCGGCCGGGGCAGGATTACCCATCGCTTCCTCTGTGCCGAACTGACCGCGCAGCAGATGGGTCAACCGCCAGCGCCCCAGGCTTTGCAGAGATGCCGTGCCGAACTGGACAATTTCCCAAACATCGGCGGCAGTCTCGATCGCCGGCGCATTGCCCGCGGCCAGCAGCGCCTCATCGTCGAGGCTGCTGAATGTGCCCGATGCCATATCGATCCAGAGCTCATTGCCACCGTCAAAACGCCAGACCGGGCCTGCGTAAAATTCAAACGCCAACGTGCCCAGCCGCGCAGGCTGGCCGACTGTGCCCAGTGCTGAGAACCCGTCATTCGAGGGGCTGCGCCAGATCAGGGCCGATCCATACCATGGAGTCGCGAACACCGCGGCATAGGGGCGGTGCGCCGGGATGTCGTCGGCAAGCTGCGGCAAGTTCATCAGAATGGCTGCTGGTGGGCCAAAGACGGTTGGAGCGATGAACGCTGGCGTGCGTTCTGGCCCGGGCGGCAGGTCATAGAGGGTCTGATCGGTGCGCCTCGCCTCGATCCGTCGCGCCCCGCCGTCGGTGATCCGCGTCAGCACGTACTCCGGGGTGCGCCCGTCATGTTCCAGGCGGATTACATCGGTTGGGTCCAGCGCCAGCCGCGAGGGTGGCAGGGCGAAGGCTGCATCTTCGCGGCCGACCCATTCCTCATGCAGCGCGCGGCGCGCCGCGCGATCTGCAAGGGCGGCGGGATAGACAATCGGGAACTGCTCGCTCCGCACACGCGCCGTATCCACTGTGATCCGCCGGGCTTCCACCGACAGTGCGCCATAGTCTTCGTCCGGCATCATCAGGCGCCATTTCAACGCGCGGGGCAGCTCAGTCTCCTGCGCACGGGTAAAACTGATGTCCTCGGCGTTGCGCTCTGTGATTACCAAGGTCTCGGCCGCAATCTGTGCCACGGCAGCACGGCCACGCGGCACAAAGCGCAATTGCCCTCCGGTCTCTACGACATCAAAGCCGTAGAACTGTGCCAGCGGGGCAATCGAAGCTCGGGCACTTTCGACGGCGGTGAGCGCATAGCCCGGCACGGTGGCCGCAAGCTGGCTGACATCGATCAGGTCGAGCGGCACGCCACCTGTCTGGCAAAGCTCGCGGACCAGTTCGGCCAGGCCACAGCCGCCGATCCGGCCAGTCAGCCAATGGCCAAGGCGGTAGTTTTCAATATCGGACCAGACGTCGGAGCGAACCGGAAAAGCAGGATAGGGTCGCGCATCCCACGTCCAGATCGCGATCTCTGCTGTGTCGATCATCCGGCCTGCGTAGAGCCCGGAGGGCGGGTTGTTCGCGGGGTGGTTCCAATAGGGATAGAGCGCCTCGATGTAGCGTCGCTGCACGAGGTCATCCTGATAGCCCCGCGAATTGTAGGGCAGGAAGGACTCGGAGGATTTCGGATCATAGAAGACGTTCGGCTGGTTAGTGCCGCGATCGACGGCAGGGGCTCCAGCTTCGGTGAAGCGGATGGCTTTGGATTGCGGTACCCAAGGAGTGGGCGATCCGCTCTCGACGCCGCCGGGTCGGTTGTGATGTTGGTTTGTCCACCAGCTGCGCAGATCCTTGGTCCGAAATACCCATAGCTTGCCGTAGGCGCCGTCCGTGATCGGCGTGCGGATCTGGGCGGTGCGATTGCCGTCCGAGGCATAGAACCAGTCAAACCCTTCGCCGCCCTCGATGTTCGATTGCAGATAGGGCAGATCATAGATCGCGGGCCATCCCGCCAAGGCGTCGAGGTGCTGATCGCCATCGCGCCAATCCGAGAGCGGCATATAGTTGTCGATGCCGACGAAATCGATGTTGGGATCGGCCCAGAGCGGGTCGAGGTGAAAGAACAGATCGCCGGAGCCATCTTGGGGCTGATGGCCGAAATATTCCGACCAGTCGGCCGCATAGCTGATCTTGGTGCCTGCGCCCAAAACCGACCGGCAGGCTGCGGCAAGGCTCTGCAATGCGGTGACAGCCAGATAGGTGCTGGCACCCGATCTGATCTGGGTGATGCCGCGCAGTTCGCTGCCGATCAGGAAAGCATCAACGCCACCGGCGGCCGCGCAGAGGTGCGCATAATGCAGCATCATTCGACGCAAGCCCCAGTCAGTCGGTGATCCGGTCCAAGACACCGTCGTCCCGGAGACCGCGTAATTGCCCGGCGTCGCCGCCCCAAAGAAAGCCAATACCTGTGTTGCCGCCGCCGTCTTGTCCACCGTGCCTGCAAACCCTGCGGCGGGCGAGCATGTGATCCGACCGCGCCAAGGGTATTTCGGCTGGCCGAGAGTTGCGGCATTGTTCGAATAGGGGGTCGGCAGCGTGTTGGCCTCAGAGACATCCATCAGCAGGAACGGATAAAACGTCACCCGAAACCCTCGGGCCTTCAGTTCCTGAATGGCCTGCACGATCGAGAAATCGCTCGGCGTGCCGCCATAGGCCGGGCCGCCGTTCACCTGCGAGACGACATAGGCGGCAGCGCGGGTCACGCCGTTCACCACCCAGACCTTCGGAGCCGTCACCTTGTTGGCGGTATCGACGCCCGGCCTGATCTGGCAATTGCCCGCGCGAAGATCGGTGCCAAACCAAGACACCACCAGCGAGACGGATTTGCAGTTTGGGGCCTTGGCTTCCAGCTGATCCAGTGAGGTCAGGAAATCGCACTGCCCACCGCTGGAATTCACGTTCTCGGGCAGGACAGCGCCATTAGCGATGTTGCGGGTGATTGGCTCGGTGGCATAGATGAACTCGCCGGAAGATGGAATCATGTTCACCGCCGTCATCAACTGCTCGGCGCTGTCGGGCTCCCCGGAGGGGCGGTAGGCCTCGAAGGATAGCTGCGGCATCCGGTTGCCGAAACTGGCAAGGGGCAGGTTTTCGAACACGATATAGGCGGTGCCGCGATAAGCCGGTGCCTGGCCTACGCCCATCATGGTCTCAATAAACGGATCTGGCATCTGGGTTTCGGTGCCCCGATGCAGCCGCCAGATCGCGCCCGGCACATCAAAAGCAGAGCCATCGGCCCAGATGCGGCCAATCCCGCCAATCGGTCCGGTGGCGAGGGCTACGGCAAAGCTCGCGAAATAGCTGTAGTTCTCGATCACAACGCCGCCACCGCCGCCTTTGCCGCTGCCGCTCTGGCGGGTCTCGGTATATTCTTCGCGGAAATCTGTGGCCCAGATCATATTGCCGCCCACCCGCATCCGGCCATAGATGCGCGGGATCACGGCGCCTTCCGTTGCACTCGTCACGCGCAATTCGTCCAGTCGTGCGCCTTCCTGCCGCTGATCGGGGGTGAAGGAGGCGATGATGCGGGAATCAATCGCCGAGCCGATCATTGAGCCAATGCCGCCGCCGATGGTCATGGCGGAAACGCCCAGCAACGTGCCGCCGAGACTTGCGCCAAGGGTCGAGCCGATGCCGCCCAGAACAATTGCTGCCATGTTGATCTAACCCGCTGCTGGATAAAGGAATGCGAAGGCCGCCCGGCGCGCCCAATGCGCACCCCACGGCTCTTCAATGACGCCCGCGCTCTCATAGGCGTGGATCAGACCGGTCTCGCTGCGGATGCCGCAGTGTTTGGCGGGGGCATTGCGCGCCATGCGAAACAGGATCAGCGCGCCGGGATCGGCTTCTGCGATCGGGATTTCCCGCAGGAAGCGCCGTGCGGCTGCGGCCAGAACCTCTTCCCCACCGGCCTCGCCCCAATCGCGCGTATAGGGCGGCGGGGTCACGGGCTCGGCCCCATGCAGATCGCGCCAGATGCCGCGGGCAAGACCGAGGCAATCACAACCCGCGCCCATCGCGCTGGCCTGATGCACATAGGGTGTGCCCAGCCAGATCCGCGCTGCCGCGATCACAACTTCAGGGGCGGCGGTCATAGTGGCTGTCCGGTATTGCCGCCACCCTGAGTGGGATAGCGCACGATGGTGTCGTCGCCCGGGATTGCCGGGAAGCCGCGAAAGTTCACACCATTGCCGAACTTGCTGCGGCAGGTCGCGAACTGCTTGTCGCAACCCGCCTGGATGAAGAACCCATCGCCCAAAGTGATCACCCGCACTGGCGCCTCGATCAGCGTGATCTGGGACGCCCCGGCTGCGATGGCATGAATTGAGACCTCGGCGCGCCGCCCCGCGTTGGCGCCGCTGGTCCATTCGACCCGGCCCAGCGCGAACCAGCTCGCAGCAAAGCCGCCCAGACCGGCGGTGGTGAAGGTCCTATCGCCCGCCACGGTGGCCACCGATCCGCTGCCCGAATAGCTGGCCGCGGCCAGATTGACCCCGCAACGCGCATCACCGAGTTCCGCATCGCAGTAATACTGATAGGTGCGCCCCACTGGCTGATTAAGAAAATGCGTGAGCGAGCGCACCTCGGCCACGAACACCTGCTTGCCGCGCCTGATCTGACCGAGATTGCCGCGCCGCATCAGCACCCGCTGGGCGACATCCTCCCAATTCACCCGCCAGACCTCAATCGCCGCATTATCCCAGCGCCCATCCAGAATATCGGTCTCGGTGATCCGGTCCGACCGCAGCGCGCCTTCTGCGTCCTGCCCGTCGACCGAGAAATCTGCACTGGCCCGGATCTCGGAAGCGGAAAAGCCACTGTCGGGCTCGAAACTGGTGCCCGAGATTACAAGCGTGCGGTCGTGATCCGTAAAACCGAAGATTGCGCCATCGGCCCGCTCGATGCGCCAGCACCACGCGAGCGTGGTTGTGCCATCGTCGAGATGCGCCTGCATGCCTATGGGAAGAAGTTTCATCGGCGGACCTCAATTAGGGGAATGGATATGATCGAGCCCAGCCGCTCGAAATCGAGGGTGACGTCGAGCGTGTCGGTGTCGAACCGCACTGGCACGTCGAATTCAAAACCGGCGGTGATCGCCACGCCGGGGGCCGGAGCCGCAGCGAAAGAGATGACGCCGGTGGTCGTGTTCACGGTCCAGCCGGTGATCTGCGTCACGCCGTTCAAAGCCAGCGCCACGGTTCCGGCGACAGGTTTTGTGATCGTCCGCGTCCAGAATTGCGCGCCGCTGGTGTAGAGTTTGACCAACTGGAAGGTGGTCGCCGCCCCATTGCCGGTGCCGATCGGCTGGTCTGTAGTAGTGGGGTTGGCGGATGGCAGGCAGGATTTGTAATCGGCCCAGTCTTTCCAGCGAAACCCATAGAGCCGCCCACGCCGTGCCTCAAAAAACGCCGTGACCGCAGCCAGATCATCGGCTTTGCGAATGCCGTAAGATGCATCATAGCGCCGCCGGGAAGCTGCCCAAGACCCGTTGCGCTCTTCATCTCCAGAGGCCAGTTCAACAATCTGGGTGCGCCGCTCCGGACCGCCGCGCGCGCCACGGCTGATATTGTCGGGGAAGCGTACCTCGTGGAAGGCCATCACATGCCCCTCCGTCCAAGGGACACAGCGCGGGCGATGTCAGCGGCCACCTGCGAGCGTGATTGCCGGAAACTTTCGGCATCGCGGGACATGATCGTGACGTTGACCGTTGGGGCCGCACCTTGTCCCTGGCCATAGCCAGCCGCTTCTCGGCGCGACAGAACCCGCTCGCCACGTTGCAAGATCGCCGGAACCTCGTCGGGTTTGATCCCGGCCCAGCCGCCAGAATGCATGCGCGGGACACCGGCGAAGGCCATGGCCGGGACCATTCGGCCCGGACCCGGCGATCCAACCATTCCGCCCGCGTGCAGGATATTCGCGAACAAACCGCCCCCGCCGCCAAACGCGCCTGACAAGGCATCGGCGATGGGGCCGAGGATGAAGCGCCGCGCGGCCAGCTTGGCCAGATCAGCGATCATCGAAGTGACGAGGCTGCTGAAGTCCAGCTTGCCGGTCTTGACGAAGTCGCCCACGGCGTTCTCGGCACTCTGGAACGCCCCGACCAGCGTCTGGCCGATATCGCCACCGATGTCGCGGGCTTTGGCCGCATAATCGGCAAGGGCAGCCGTGACCGCGCCCCAGCCGGTCGCCGCTTGTGCCGCACCCTCGGCGGCTGCTGCCCCGGCTGCGTGCGCTGCCGCACCAGCACCACCGGCAGCGGTTGCCGTCTCATCAAGTTCGAGACCGAGCGCATCCGCCGAAGTGGCAGCATCCGCGAGGGCTGTTTCCGCCTCGGTCCCGGCGCTGGTCATCGCGTCACGTAGGGCCTGCCAACTCGCCAACGGGCGGCCCGCAGCATCCGCCAGCATGCCTGCCGCCTCGCGGTAACCGTCGGCCCGGGCGCTGGCATCATCGGCTGCCGCCCCAAGTCCCAGATCAGGCGTATCGACGTAAGTTCGCCCCAGTGCCGCGGTGAATGCATCGGCTGCCGCAGCACCGGCTGATTCGGCCGCCCCCGCGAAGGGGTTGTCGATCCCGCCAAGCGTCACCGGATCAAGCGTGCCGATCCGCACGCCGCCTTCGCCGGTCGCCCATTCAGGCAGCAGGTCCAGCGCCGCGTTGAGTGTCGTAATGAAGCCATTGATCCGGATGACGACACCGTTCAACATCGACTCAACCCCGCTGATCAGCCCGTTCGCCGCCTGAAACGCGAAGTCACCAATGGCAGCGGGAAGCCGCCCCCAGATCGCCTTCATCGCATCGAACGCGCCTTGGAACACCGCCACAGACCGGTCGCCAAAGCTGAACACGCCGGTGATTGCACCGTCGAGCGCCGTCAACGCGGTGGCCTTCATTCCCTCCCAGCCTGCAGCCATCCGCGCCAGCGCGGCATCGAGCGCCAAGCCAATCCTGCCCCATGCCTCGGAAACGAGGTTGGAGAGCAAACCCATCGCGTTACCAAAGCCTCCGGCACCGGCCATAAGCCGGGTGAACTGATAGACCAACTCGCCCGCACCGACGATCAGCGCGCCGATGCCGGTGCGGATCAAAGCGCCGCGCAGGATCACAAGTCCGGTGGCCAGAGTGCTGACCGATAAGGCTGCGGCGGCCATACCCGCCACCCAGCGCCCGGCCATCAGCGCCACAAAAGTCGCGGCATAGGTGGTCAACCGCCCGATGTTATCGAACAGCATTGTGATCGCGATGCCGACCGGGCTGGTCGTGCGCGCCATTGCCGCCAGCGCATTGGCGACCGCTTCCAAGGCTGGGGCCGCCGCGACCGCCAGCTGGTTTGACACGCCGCGCCAGATAAGCCCCAAGCGTGACAACGCATCGTTGGTGCGCTCAATCTGATCGGCGTCCTGTTCCGATACCACCACCCCAAAATCCCGCAGATCCTGCGTAGCCTGACGCAGGATCGCGCTGTCGATCCGCGACATGGCGATGCTGCCTTCCTCGCCGAACAGCTGCCCCGCCACCGCAGCGTGCTCCGCCGTTGGCACGAAATCCTCGATCGCCTGGTTGATCTGGCCAATCCGCTCGTCCAGCGACAGCGCCATCAAGTCTGTGGCAGAAAGGCCGAGGCGGTCCAGCGCTGCGACCGCCGGTCCGGTGCCCGCAGCGGCCTGCGACAAGCGGCGGGTCAGATCTTTGGTCGCCTGCTCAATGCCGGTCATGGCAACCCCGGCCAGCCCGCCCGCGCGTTCCAGCACCTGAATACTCGCCACCGTCGTATCGAGCGATTGTGCCAGTTTAGCCTGCGCATCGATCGTATCGAGCCCGGTTCTGATCATGACGACGCCAGCGGCTGCCGCCGCTGCGGTCATAGCGGCTAGCGCCAACCCTGCGCGACGTCCAAAGCCCACCAGCCGCGCGTTCGCCATCTCCATCTCGGAGGACAAACGACCAAAGCCACGAGCCCCGGCTTCGCCCACGGCTTCCAACTCGGCGCGCACCTGCCGTCCGCCGACCGCTGACAGGCGGACGCTGACCTTCTTCTCAGCCATGGTTCTCTCCGATTTGTTCGTTCACTTTGCGCACCATCACCGCCTCGATTTCGGGCAGCAGCTCGGCGGCGATCAGGCTGTCGATGCCCAGCGCCTGTGCGAGAGCCAAGGCTGCGCCCATATCCCAGCCAAGCACGGCGCCGGGGATCACCCGCAGCTGCCCGCCAAGGCGGCCGACCAGATCCCAGATCTGCCAGCCGTCCTGTGTATGCGGGCGGTTCAGTCTTGCGGGGCAGTCCGGGCAGGCTGTTTCGCACGCCGCGCAGTAACGATCGCCCCCGCCGAAGGACCACTCGGCAAGGGCGCGGAGACGTTTTTTTCCACGTCCAGGATCAGGCCGCGCGCGACGTATTGGGTCTGGAAGGCTTCAAAGACGGGCCAGATTTCCAGTAGGGCGTCAATGCCATCGGGCGTCACGGCAACGGGCTTGCTTGCATTGTCGCCAACACCCTGCCAATCCAGCACAGCGCGGTGCGCGACAGCCTTCGCCATGGCCAGCGCCAGCTCTTCGGTCGTGGCCGTGTCGGGCATCGCCTCGATGGCGAGATCGGCTCGGGCCGAAACCACCAACGCGGTGGTCAACGGGCCCACAAGCAGCCGCAGCCCGGGGGCGAGGTCAAGCCATTGCGGAGTGGCTGTCAGATTCAGTCGGATCATGGTCAATAACTCGCGATGCTGTTGATAAGGACGGCGGTGCACATCCGCGCGGGGCTCGTGGCCTTGGCAGCTTGCCAGTCGAAACTGGCCTGAACACCTTGCGGCCCGGCAATTTCGATGCGGGGGGTCGGCAGATAGACGGCATGGGCCGTGAAGGTGAAGCTGGCGTTGGCCCCGAGGCTGTAATTGAACTCCAGCTCGCAGGGCGTGCCGTCGATGGCTTGCGTGACGAGCGTGCTGTCGGAGAACCGCACCTCGATCCGGCCGGTCAGCGCGGCCATGGTCGGGTCAGCGCCGTCGATGCGGCCGTCACCGCGGATGGTCTCGATCCGGTCGAGGTTGTTGGAATAGGTGATCTCCGCCGAAACCACATTGCCCAGCGCGGTGCCGTTGCGTTTCACCGTGCCGTTGAAATGACCAAAGCGCTGCAAGCCCAGCGCGGTGGGCGTTCCCGCGGTGGTTGCTGCAGCGATTGTCTCGCCTTGCGCGATCAGCTTGGCCGAGGCGGTCAAAAGGCCGGAGTGCTGCATCTGCCAGGACAGCTGATCCAGCACGCAGCCCGAATACATCGCAAAGCGCGGCACCTCGGGCATCGCCGTCTCGATTGACATGCTGGGCAAGGTCCAGTTGCCCGACTGAAAGGTATGGGTCTTGGGCGTGGTGCCACTGGTGGTCGGCTGACCAAAAGCCGCCTTCAGCCAATAGCCAGAGGCCTCCACATCGATTGGGGCCACGACGTCCCCGTCGGCAGTGACCGCGTCCTTGATCGGCGCCAGCGGATCGCGGCCGTAGCCCAGGAGTTCGGATTCCAGCAGCGGCTGTTCCGAACCCAGCGTCGTTCGGGCGAAAGGCATCAATCGAAACCCACTGACCGGCGGGGTGCCGTAAACCGTCTCAAAGCCAAGCGCCATTTGCGCCCGGGCGCCTTGCGCTCGTGCCATATCGTTCTCATTATTGTCGGGGTGTCAGGCCAGCGGGCCCGGGGTGGTGTAGTGCAGCAAGACGGTGATCACCGCAGCCTTCAGGCTCACGGCGCCCTCAACGGGCAGATCGACCGAGGCCGGGGCTTCCGCCTCGACCCAGTCGCAAAGCCCGCCGAGAGTGCGGTCGGTTTCCAGCGCGGTGCCGATGGCTGCCATCAAGGTGTCGAACGCGGTGGCTCGGTTCTTCGCCGCCTGGACGACCACCTCCAATTCGGTGCGGTACTGATAGTGATAGCGCAGCGGCGAAAGCGTGACTTCCGGCTCGCCGGGCTGGCCATCGCGCAGGATGATCAGGCCGGTTGGCGGGATGCGTTCGGGCAGGACCTCGTCACGTAGGACAGTGGCAGCAAGGGTTTGTAGCCGCGCTTGCAGCGCGGCGAGGATGGTTTCGCGGGTTGTGGGCATTTATAGAGTTCCAGATGATTTAGAGTCTGATTCAAAACTAACTTAACCTTCTCAATTTCTTGCGAGATTCCGTGTGACGCGTCTGATGTGTGCGATGAGGATCCAAGCTTCAGCGCTGGCGATGGATTTTTCCCAACCTTTCGACAGGCGGCGACATCGGTTCAGCCAGGCGAAGGTGCGCTCGACGACCCATCGTCGCGGCAGCACTTCAAAGCCTTCTGCTGTGTCAGAGCGTTTTACGATCTGGACGGCCCATTGGCCGAGGGCTTTCAACGCGTCTCGCAGTTTGGGCCCTGCATACCCGCCATCCGCAAATACATGTCGCAATGATGGATAGCGCGACGCGATCGCCTGCAGCACATCGGGTGCACCATCCCTGTCCTGAATTCCGGCGCTGTGGACCACCAAGCCTATCAACAACCCAACCGTATCGGTTATTATATGGCGCTTGCGCCCCTTGATCCGTTTGCCCGCATCATACCCCCTAACCCCACCGCTTTCAGTGGTTTTTACGCTCTGGCTATCTATGATCCCGGCTGTTGGCTGGGCTTTGCGGTCCTCGGCCAGACGCGCAGCTTCGACCAGCTTACGGTTCATCTCATCAAGCAGGCCGTCATCGCGCCAAGCGTAGAAATAGCTCCGCACTGTCGAAACTGGTGGGAAGTCGTTGGGCAACATACGCCATTAGCAGCCAGTCGTTGCAATGTAGAGCAGCGCGTCGACTACGTCGCGCAAACATGTTGTGCGAGGCCTACCAGTTTTCTTAGGCGGTGGCGTCAAAGGCGCGATCAGCGCCCATTCGGTATCGCTCATATCACTTGCGTACTTATCGCCTTTTCGGTCATGTTAACGGCGGGTGAGTTCAGTCCAGGCCATTGTGATCTCCATTCAGCTTCACAACCGAACAGAATCACAATCCACTGAACTCACTCAAATAGTTTTAAATCGGGCTCTTAGACGGGCTCTGTTGCACAAATCCCATGAGGGATTCATCTCGTGAATCCAGCATGGTAGATGGGATGCATGATCAGACCTACACCC